CCCGGCTCCATCGGCATCGACGGCGCATTGTCGAAAAACGCCTGGGGGCTAGGAGAGGCTCTCAGCTGGGCGTTGCCGGGATCTGGCACCGTCCGCATCGCAACGCCTTCCATCGGCCGGCCTGGCTTGGCGCCTTGGGCTAGCTCGGTCCACGGCACCGGCGGTCGCTGGTCCTGCATCGGCAGGATGCTTGCCGGCGGCCGCGAGACTGCGGTGGGGTCGACGGCAGGAGCTGCCGTCTCCTCTGGCGGTAGATCGCGCGGCGCCTCTGGCGCGTAGGAGAGCCTGGTTGCCGGCGCCTCGGTGCCGGTTTCCGCTGCGGCGGTCGTTTCCGTCACGCCTGTATCTGCCTCGGCGCGCGGAGCGGGTGCGGCGGCACGCGGCGCAGTAGTCACTACGGGCGCACTGGTGTCGGTTTGATAGCCGCCCGTTCTGGGGACGCCACCAGCGATGCCGGCTTCCTGCTTTGCCTGCTCGGCTTCGGCCTGGCGCAGGCGCCAATTAAGGCCGGCCTCGCCAATGCTCTCGCCCAGATACGTCAGGCCTTCCCCGACATTTTTCGGCATGCCTTTCTTCTGCGCCGCAAGTGCTTCCGCAATCTTGCGACGATGCAAGAGCGCCTCGTAGCCAGTTGGCTCGTTGCCAAAGAACGAGAATAGCCCTGCTCCGCCAGGACAGAAAAACCCGGGAGTGTCTTCGCCTACCCTTGCCATGGCGTCACCCTGCCTGCGCGGTCGAGAACACGTTGCCCATCACGCGCCTCGGCTCGATGTACTTGATGCCGGCGCGTGTCTTGACGGCGCCCTTGTCGATACGCTCGACATCTTGCGCCATCGGCCCGACGTGACGTTGCTTGGTCGGATCTTGCTTGTAGGTGTAGCTGTAGATCGGCAGCGTCTTCTTGTGATCGTCGGCATTGGCGGCGTCGGCCTTGGCGGGCTCGTCAACGTCAGTCGCGAATACTGAGCCCACCTTGACGATGTCGTCCTTCTGACGCTCGTCCGACATTTTCATCATGCCACCCAGCATGCCAAAGATGCCGCCCATGAGAGCTTGTTGCTGTTGGCTCTCTTGTTTGTAAATGTCCATGTCTTGCGAGAAGCGCGTATTGATCAGGCCCGCGACATCGGTGGTCGGTATCTGATTGTTGGGTGTGTTCACAAAGTTTGGATTGTTGATTTGCGAACCCGACAACAGCGCACTGATCTCATTGATCGGCTGATTGCGGATGCCGAACTGCTCATTCATAAACTGATTGCGCGCCATATTCTGCGCGTTGAATGCTGACTGCCCTTGCGCCACTTGCTGCGCCAGGCCGGCGTTCTGGAATTCGCCGCGGGCGGCGGCTTGCTGGAACGTGTTTGCTTGCGCCTGATTAGCGAAGGTGCCGCGGCCTTGCGCTTCTTGGTACGCCTGCGCGGCAGCAGTATTCGCGAACGTGCCGCGAGCCTGTTGCTCGCTGAAGTCTTGCATCTGCGCAGCGTTCTGAAAGCCGGCGCGTTGCGCCGCCATGTCGTTCATGCGCTGTTGTTCTTGGCCGCCAGCCGCTGTCACCGCCAGGCGAGCGTCGTTGCTCTGGCGGTTGTAGTCATCCATCGCTGCCGTGTAGGCCGGCGAGCCGTACTGAATGCCCTGATCGGCAAGGCGCTGCTCGATGTTGCTGCGCTCTTTCGCGAGCTGCGGATTGAGCCGGCCGTAGAGACTGTCCTCGACGCGCTGACGATCGGCAGAGAAGTTATCGGCGGGGCCGTAATCGCGCGTGATCGCGCCGGCGTCGCCAAAGCCAAAGATCTGTCCCGGTGTCGGAGCGAAGGTTGATTGCTGTTGACCGGCGTCACCAAACGTCGTCGCCGCCTTCGGCACGCCGGCAATCGAATTCGGATCGCCGGCGCCAGGGGCACCATTGATGTCGATGTTGTTAGCAAGCCATTGCGACAGTCGCGATGACTGCGCGTTCGCCATGCCAGCCAAGTTATATTTCGCGGCGGTGTTCTGATCGTTGATCGCTTGCTGTTGCGGCGACAGAACTTGCGATGCGGTGAATGTCGGGATATCGACATTCAAGCCGGTGTACGGATCATTCCACTGATAATTTCCGGTTACGTCATAGTTCAGGTCGCCATTAGGCGTGATCTGATTGGTATTGTTTAGAAACGCATTCGCAATCGAGGTCGCAACGTTTGTGCTCGTCGAGGCACGCGCGGTGTCAACCGGATTGGGTGGCTGCGGAGGATCTGGCTTGCCCACTGATCACCTCAATACGGTTGCTGCTGACCAGTGGTCGGCAATGGCGTCATCGGTGACTGCGGCGGCGTCACACCGACTTGCGGCGGCGGTGCAAAGCTGGCGCCGCCAGGGAAGGTCGCACCCGGTTGCAGATTCTGGTTCATTGCTCCCGGCAGCAGCCCGCCAGGCTGCGCGCCGGCTCCAGGCGGAATGGCGCTTGGCACACCAGGGACGCCCGGCGTTGGCGGCGCCGCGGTTGGCGACGGCGCAGTCGGAGCAGCTCCCATGCCGGGCGGTACTTGCGTGCGCGGCCGTGGGTTCTGAATATCCATCAACGCTTGCGTGATGCTGTCACGCTGCGCGTTGGCGGCGCCGGCATTGTACTGCTGCGGCTGCGCGAACTGCATCTGCGGCGCATTGAGCGGCAGCGGCGAGCTGGTGGGCCCGTAGGGCATCATCGACCTCCGAATCCGCCGCGCATTGGATTGCCGCCCGGATTAGCGAGCGCGCCGGGGCTGAATTGAGCGTTGAACGCCGGCCGCGGCCGTGCCGCCATCGGCGCGCCCATCGGCGGCATCGAGCCCGGCGCGGGCGGCGGCGCGAATAGATTGCTGGGTGGCGGCGCAAAGCCGGTCGTAGGCGCCGGTCCTGCGCCTGGCGCCATCATCGGCGGCGGCGCTGCGAAACCGCCCACCATGTTGCTGGGCGGCGGTGCGAAGCCGCCTGCTTGCGGCGCCATCTGCGGCCGCGGGCGAAACGAGGTAAAGCCAGAGCCATAAGGTGACGGCGCCTGCGCCACACCGCCGCGTGTAGCGACGGCCTGGCCGGGATAACCGCCAGTCGGTTGCGCCATCAAAGCATCGGTTACGCCACCGCGAGCGTCTGCCATTAGGCGGCCTCCTCTTCCAGCTCGGCATCAACGAGGTGATGCCCGAAACGCTTGTTGAAGTGATTGCCGGCCCAAGCCTCGTAGGTCAGCGAGCAGATGACGCCATCGCGATCGCGCCCAAACATGCGCTCCTGCTTTACGAACTTGTATCCGTAGACAGCGAGCTGCCGTAGCAGGCGCATGTTCTCTGCCGGCGTCTTCTGATAAATCATCTGACAGCCGCATTGCAGGAATGGATACTGATACATGCGTGCGATCGTGCCGCGCGTCAGCCAGTGCGGATCGATAGACGCCCCAGCAATCTCGATCGTGCCAGCCTCAGGATCGTGGTTGAAATAGACCAGCCCCGCGATCAAGTGGCCTTGCTCGTTAATCACGCCAATGGCCCTAGTCTCAGCCTTGCTCCAGCCACGCCGGCAATGCGGGATCAGCTGCGCGACAAACTGCGCCACCACCTCGTCATGACCGTAGACGTAGTCCAACATCACTCATCCTCACCAATCGCCAACGCCAGGCCACCAGCCGCTGCCGCCGTGTTCATCGGCCGGGTGATAGAACTGGGTAGGTTGTTCCGCCGCCCACGCATCGCCGCGCGTCATGTCTGCCGCTGCCGGCTTGGCCTTGTTGTATTCGTCTTGCGCTTGCTGGTTGGCGAGCAGCCGCGCCGCGATCGCATCACGCCGGCCCTGCACGTCGTAGGGTGTGCCGTGCGAGAGCGCGCGTAACGCCTCGACATCGATCGTGCCGTTGGCGTTTTTGCCCAGCACTAGGTTCTTCGGAATGTTGCCGCCACCGTAGACACCGTCACCCGGAAAAGTGCTGCTGGCGTCGACCATGCCGCCGCCGCGGGTTTGCTCTTGCGGCGCCGGCGGCTTCCATTCGTCGGGCATCAGCAAGTCTTTGGCGACCATCTCATGCGTGAGGCCGCCCTTGGTGGCGTTCCAGTCCGCGACCGCCTTCTCGGATGGTGCATAGCCGTGGATGTAGGCCGGCGCGAACAAGCCGCCGGCAGCGCCGTGCGGATTGTACGTTACAAACAAGTTGTCGCGCGGCACGCCAAAGCTGTCGATCGGCACACCAGACGGATCTGATGGCGATGCCTCAGGCGGCGGGGCAGCGACCTCTACTGGTGCAGCCATGTTGTCCTCACACGTTAGTTCCCATCGGCGTGTGGATTGCGTCGATGGCAATGAGCTCGACGAGCGGCTTGGCTTGCTGTCCGACTGTGACTTGCACAATCGGTGCGTGGATGTAGCCGGTGGCGCCGATCGACACCCACATGGTGTTGCGCACCGGCGGTATGCCGACAGAAGGCTGATCCCATTGCGCGTAGCGATCGCGCTCGGGTTGGGTTGGTACTGGCGGCGGCGGGCCACCCATGTCAGGGCCCCACTTGCCTTGGTCCCACACGTCTTGCACGCCGGGGTCGAGGCCGATCGGCGGCGGTGTCGGCAGCACAATGCTGTAATCGGTACAGGCAGAGAGCTGCGGTTGGAAAGGCTCGCGATTGCCACTCGAGAACGACGCCCGCGATTGGTGCCAGGTCGTCATTTGCAGGCGCTGACCAAGGGCCCCCCAGCCCCCCACTAGAGTGGCGACATACGGCACGCCGTCGTCGTAGCCGGTACGATCGGCCTGCATGATGATGCCGCCTTGCGTGCCGAAAAACATGTCGCCGCGCATGCGGATAAAACAGGTAGCGTCCCAACCGACAAAGCGCGCCCAGGCGCCGGTCGCGATATTGACCACGGCGCAATAGCGATTGCCGGGCGTACCGCCAGGCCAGGTGACGAACATGGCGCCGTACTCATCCCAGCGTTTCATGCTCCACGGCACGGCGCGCTTGGCGTTGACCTCGTTGCGCCAGGTGTTCTTGATGTTGAGCGTAATCGCGGCGAGCTCGAGCTGGGCGGTGTCCTTAGTGATCGCGGCTGAGATCGGCACGATGCCGTCGACCGTCTCGATCATCAGGTCGCCGCCGACTGAAGCGTGGGCGTTCATGCCCATCGGGGCCGCGACAGCATAGCGGCCTTCCTGGCGCCAATTGGCGGCGTCGGCAGGGTTCGATCCGGTGAAGATCAGGAGCTCGCCAAGATCAGTTGCAAACACGCACTTGTCGTCAATGCCGTCGCCGGCGTCGACTGACCAAGTGGCACCGAATAACAGCCTGCCGCCACGACTGGCTGCACCCGACAACGGGATCATCGAGAGCGCGCCGCCCACGGCATTGAGCGGCAGATACCATGCGTTCATGGTGCCACCCTCGATAAAGAACAGGCGGTTGCGGTACTTCCAAACGTAGGTCAGATTCTGCGCGACGGTGCCGGGTCCGGTGATGTTGGAAGGCTTGCCGGCGGGCGGCGTATAGCCGGCAGCGAGCGTCTCCCAGGTCAGGCCGTCAAAGCGCAGCACATCGTCGCCGGTTTCGTTGCACACCAGCATGTAGTTGTCGGCGGCATTGGCGAGCTGGGCGGCAACGTAATTGCCAGAGGTCTGGCCGGCCTTGATCTCGACCGGCACACTGCTGGTCACGTCATAGAGCTTGGTGGCATTGCCGGCGAACATGCGCTGCTCGTTGCCGCTGGCGTATTCGAAGGCGGAAATGATCGGCGTGGTTTCCGGCAGCACGCACCAGCGGATGCAACCACCGCGCAGCTTGACCCCCCTCATTGTCGGCGCCCAGTTGTCGCAAACCACGGCGCCGCCAGGCTGCATGAAGGCGAGGCTCTCGCTCTCGATAATGCCGCGCGTCGGCGCCGGAATCGTAACCGCCTGCGCTTGCAGCGCGACTTGTTGCGGCACCGGCTGACGGCGAAAGGCTTGATGCACACTCATGCTCAAGGCCCATTGGTCGGAACAGGCCACGGATAGGCAAGACTGACGCCGCGCATCATCGGCACCCGGCCGATAATGATCGGCGCCGGCTGATCGGCGCCGCTCAAGGCATTGAGCGCATCGCCATAAGTCGACATATCCTCGGCATAGGCGGTGCCCTTCTGGCTCTTCCAACGCCAGATCATGGCGAGCTTCAGCAGCCGCTCATCGAGCCGGAAGCTGTCGCCGTCTGCCATGAAGCGATCGCCATAGCCGCCGCTGGCGAGTTTGATGCAGTTCTTGTCGAGATAATTAAAGGTCGCCGTTTGCGCGGGACTGATCACGACCGGCAGCGTGAGTGCCGTCCAGTAGGTCGGATGGGCGATGCGGTCGGCAGTGAAGGTGCCGGTGGCGGCGCTAGTGTGTATGACGGTGACTTCCCAGGTTGTGCCGTCCACAACATCGCGGGCACGCTCGCCCAGCGAGTTATACGCAATCCCGTTCTGCCAGAACGGCACCGACTTATCGGATGTCTGCGAATAGCCGATTGGAAATGACGCGCGGAGTTGGGCAAAGGTTAGCGGAGCAGCCCCGGTAGCGTGATCAACCAGCACGATCCAGACCGTGTCATCGACCGCATCCCTGACCTTCTGATTTATTCTGTAGAGATGGTCGTTCTGCCAATCCGAAACTTTAACTGTGGCGGATGGACCGTAAACTGGAGCCGCCATGATCGGCTGGATATGCATCTGGCCGCCGTAGATCGTCCACTCGCCGGCACTGTCGTAATAGGTCGAGGCCCGGCGTTGCAGCCAGTCGTCGGCGTCGGGCACGAACCGCATCGGCCACTGCGTTTGCGTCGAGCGCCAGACGTTGCTCTTCAGCAGCATGCGCCGGTAATTAGCCGGCAGATTGAAGGCTTCGTTGATGCCGTCGCCAACGAAGGTTGTCGTGGTCTTTAGCGCCGTCCACTCGCGTGTGTCCCAGGCGATGGTTTGCGCCGCCTCGTTGGCGAGCGCGACCATCTCCTGCATGGTGCGGTTGCCGGCAAGGTTGGCGAACACCGACTGCGGCACCAGAACGCCGACAACAGGACACACGCTCTGGATGACCATCAGCAGCGTCATTTACGCGACCTTTTGTTGTGGCCTTGCGTCCATCGCCATGCGAATCAGCGTCTTGCGGTTGATCGAGCCTTGCGGCGTGTGCCCGGTATTGGCGCTGATGAATTCGCGCAGCTGGTCGACCGACATATTCTCGAATTCGGATTCTGCGGCCTGGCGCGCACTGACGAACTTGGCGTCCTCTTCCAGGATGGCGTTGCGGGCCTTGAGCTGCTCGAGCTGCTCCATCAGTTGCAGGTTAGGCGCGCCCTGCTTGGTTTCTGCGATGTACTCGATCGCCTTGTTCTTCAGATCGCGGCCATGCATGCCAAGGTTCTTGAGCGGCTGACCGTCGACCTCGGCAAGCGCCTCTAGCGTGTAGATGTTGAGCGCCTTCAGCTCGGCGCGCTTGCCCTCGGTCAGGAACGGAATGTAGTCGAGAAGCGTGCCCGACTTGGTTTGGGTGGCGCGTTCCTTGAACTGCATGTACTGCTTGCGAAACTTTTCCGCGTAGGTGATTTGCGTCATCTCGCCGGTCATCGGATCAGTGAGCCAGCCTGATGCCTTCGCGGTCGCTGGAAAAACATAGACGGCGTCACTGCCGGGAAACCGCACCCTGACAATCTCTTGATCGTTGAATATCGGGCGCCCCTCGGCCGCTGACCGCACTGGATCAGGCTGCGGATAATTTTCGAACACCGGCACCAGCGCGTCGTCGGGATTAGCCATCGGCATTTATCTGCTCCTTGAGTTTCGAGAGAGCCGCCACCCCCACGCTCGGGCGAACGTGAGGATGGCGTCCCGCTTACCTGACAACGCAGAGGCCCTACGTTGCCGGGTTAGAGTCGTAGCGAACACGGCCATGGTTCTTGTGAAAGCCGTGTACTTTTTCACCTTCCTTGCGAGCGCGAACCGCATCATCAAATTTTGCGTGCGAGCCAAGACCAATAAAGCGAACACCCTGCATGATGTAGGCTTGCCACTTCTTGTTCTTGGCGATGTAGCGCACACCCGTAACGCCGCTGGTATTATTCTTGTGGCGAGCCGTATTGCGACCGTTCACTGTTCGCGTAACAGATCGAAGGTTCGACCACTTATTGTTCTGTCGATCACCGTCGATGTGATCCACCTCGATAGGGTCCATGCCTGTCATCCATTTCCAAATGACGCGATGTGAAGCGTAGTGAACGCCATCAATGGCGCCGTGCTTGTAGCCATCACCTTTGATGGACCCCAACGCTTCCTCGCCGGCCATGCGGGCGTTCCACCTTTTGCATGTGTGCTCGGCAGTGTGAGCGCCGCCGGTAAAAAGCGACACGTCTCGCTTCTTCCAGGTCAGCACTCCGGTGTTGGCGTTGTAGTTCATCAACATTCTCAGTCGTCGTTGCGTTGGTAGCCTTAGCATTTGACCTCTCCTGGGTTTGACACACCCAACCTAGGAGAGGTCTATCAGTCTCGTCAAGAAACCTCGCTACGCAGCGGGGTTACTGTCATACATTCGCCAGTTGAACTGCGGATTCGTCATCGTGACTTCACCCATGAAGCCAATGAACTGAGCGATGGCGTCCTTATCGATCGGCATCATGCCTTCGCCATCGAACACCTTGTCGAAGTTTCGATCGGGGTGATAACGAACGCGGAAGCTGTCGGTGTTAATGCCGAACGTCGTGTTTGCCGGCATGTTGCTGCCGATCCCGCCGTCAAGCACGATCTCTGCGCGCTTGCCGCCGCCGATATATTCGAGCGCACTGAAGCCAAGCTTGCCCATCGACGTTTCGTTGGTTTGGCGTTGGATTGCGACCGTTGCTGCATCGTAAGCCGCGTAGTGTTCCGGGCTCATGATCAAAAGATCAGCGTAATCTTTGCCGCGGCTTTGTTTGGTCATGACGTAGTTCAGTGCCTGCCGAATGGTGTCTTTGGTGACCTGAGTACCAATGGCGGGCGCCATCGTCTGCACGTCGTAAGCCTTGGTCTGCCAGATGACGTTGGTGCGCGAGATACCGCCATAGGTGCCGGTGTTAGTGACGATCGGCACTGCGGTGGCGAGGCCAGTGAGCTGCTTGCCGCCGTTGGCTAGTCCGTCGCTGTAAAGCGCGGCGTCGAAGGTGTCTTCCAGGGAACGCTCGGCCGCACTGATGTAGTTATCGTAGACATCGATGAGCTGGTTCTTGCCAGAATTGTTGAGGATCTCCTGCATCGACAAGATGACAGGAATGACCACCATCTTTGGATCGTAGACGGCATCATTGAATAAATCGAGCGCGGGGTTTAGGAGCTGATCGAATCCAGAATACCACTGCGCGGTCTGTTTTGCGATCTGCAAAGTTTGTCTGATGCGCGGGCCTGAGTAAGTTTGCCAGAGGCCTTTGCGTTTCAGCACGGCGAACAGTGCGTTGTTGTTAGAGACGAGATCCTGATACTTCGGTGATCGCTGCTCGAGCGACATGCTCAAGATTTGCTGATAGCCAGCAACTGTATTGATGTCGGCCATGTGGCCATCTCCCCAATGTTAGCCAAGCACGGCGCGAACGCTGTTCGCGACGGCTTCGCGGGCTGTTGCAGTCGTTTTGCCGTTCCCGCGCTGCCTGTCTGAGAGGCCGGAAGAGGGTGCGCCGGAAATGGACTTGTCGTGCTGCCGGGTCTGAGCCGTTGGGGTAGAGCGGGTCTGAGCCGCGTGGGTGGCGGGGTAGAAAGCATCCGCCCGTCTGTAGGCAGTCTCGAGGTCGAAACCAAACTTGATTTCCTGCTCGATCGCTGGGCCCAGCTCATCGAACCGCGGATGACTGTCGGCGAATTGATCGACAGCGGAGCGCGTGTAGGAATGAGCGGCCTGATACTGCATCTGCTGAAAGCCGTTGGCAATGGCGTCGACTTTCTGATGCAGCGCGCCCAGCTGGTAGCCCTGCGCCGACTGCGCGTTCTGGGCTTGCACCATCTTGTGCTGCTCGGGCGTCTGGCTGAGATAGTCGTAGGCGAGATCGCGGAAGGTTAGTTTCTGACCCTCGGGTGTACGAAGGTTTAGATTCGACACGATCATGTCGAAGGCGCCGTAAGGATCGCTGACGAGCTTGCGCTCCATCGTCGTGTAATTGGTCATCGCGCGTTGCAGCGTGGTGCCATGCTCGCGCGCCATCTGCTGAAAGTGGCGGATGGTGTTCATCTCTTCGTGGTCAGCCCTAAACTTTTGGTAGGCGTCCGACATCTCACGGTGCATGCGGCCAACTTCGCCGCGCACGCTCTCGGGCGTCTGGTGCCATTCCGCCTTGGCGTGATCCGCCATGCGCGGCGGCGCCTCGCGATAGGGCGCATATTCTGGCAGGGGATTGACCGGACGCTGTTGGCCGTTGCGCTGGGGCTGTTGGCCGTTGGGCGCGGTTGCCGTATTTGCTGTGTTTGCCGTATTTGCCGTCGTTGCTGCTTGACTTGCGCGATCCTCACGCGGCGCGAAGTGACCGTGATCGGCGCGGGGCCGATCGTCCTTTGCTGGCGGCTTCTTGAGGTCGAGCTTTTCCTTCTCCATGGCCTCGGGCGGGTTGTTGTCGCCCATGCCACGCTTTGGCGTCACCTTGGTTTCGCCGGCCTTGTCGAACGCCTTCTGGATGACGTCGCGCCGGCTCGCCGCCGGATCCTTTTGCGGGCCCTGGCTATCGACCGGCGCCGGCCGATCGACATGCTGCTGAATCGGAACTTCGCCTTGCGGCGCCTGGTCAGGCGCAGCCGCGGGTGCGCCGGATATGCCGACATCAGACATGCGTTCTCTCCCCTCGCCCGTAAGGCGGATAAGATTGCCCGAATGCCCGATAAGTTTCGCTTATGGCCCCGTGGCCTCACGGGGCGGTGTCTGAATGGCCTATTCAGACATTGTTCGCTCGACTGCCGCCTTTACTGCCGCCTGCCGCGCCTGGCGCACCGCCTTGGTGTCGGTTTCTCGCACCTTCGGTTTCTGTTTTTCATTGCCTACTTCCGTCAGGCCCAGCGCGCGGCCGACAGCTCGGAACTGCGATTTGCTGGTGTAGTATTTTCCGTCAACTTGCTCAACGGGTTCCATGATGTCGCTAATGACATGGGGGCACGGCAGCTGCGATCGCGCCGGTCGCTGCCGGGTCTTCATCACCCTAAATCGACCAACCTCGATTTCAACGAGCTGGACTTTTTCCATCTGCCCCTCGCAGCAACTTGGCGTCCTGGGGCGGGGCTGACGTTCAGGAGGGCCTTCCCCGCCCCAGGCTCGACAGACACCGCCCTTGCCGGGGTGCCTATTTGCGTCTCTTCTTGGCCTCTTCTTCCTCGTCGTCTTTGGCTTTTTTGGCGGCGGCCTTCTTCTTCTCGTCGCCGCCACCGGCACGCTCGCGCTCGAGCCGCTCGGGGCGCTGCTCGAGCTCCTCCAGCTCGGCCTTGCGCGCGGCGTCGTTCTGGGCGTTGTTGGGGTTGTCCTGGTAGACGCTCTTCGGATTATGCGGATCCTCTTGCGGCGGCTGCTCCCAGCCGGGGGGCTCGTTGATCGATTCTGGCTGATCGCGCATGTCGCCCTCATCCAGGGCCGGCTGACGCTCGCGGGCCTGACCCTCCTGGGCCTGGCCTGGCTTGCGCTGTTCCTGGCGCTGCTGGTCTTCCTTCTGTTTCTGGGCCTGAGCCTGCTCCTGCTC